GTCTTCGTACACTAAAGAAAAGTAGAGAAATAGGGGGCATATATAATATTTATAACTTTCGCAAATCAACAGGATTTCCGGTCTCATCAAAAAGGCAATTCAGCTTTGGCAAATTTTGCGCATCAATGAAATGTCCTTCTTGCCGATCATGACACGCTTTGCAATTGCCCTCCAATAAACAATGATTCAATGCAATGTCCGGATCATTTATATTCGCCGGAGTTAGATTGATTTTGTGATGTACAATGTAAATCGGCTCTTTGTGGCATTCCTCGCACATGCCGCCATCAATCAAAATTCTTTTTTGTATATATGCTTTCCGGCATTGTTTCCAAGCCTTGCTATTATAAAAAGGCTTCGCCCATTCCTGCGCCATTGTTTCCCCTCCCTTCTATTCATACAAAAAGCCGTTAGCGATTTGCCAACGGCTCAAAAAGGAGGATTTGAATTTTATGTATTGCTTTCATATTACTTTCGACAATATCAACATATCACGTTTTTTTGTCCTGTGAGTGTGGTATTTAAATATATTTCATTTCCCTTCCTTTTACTGTGTAAAATTTCAATTTACAGTAACAAAAAACCACTAACCGAATATAGTTAGTGGTTATAGTCTGCATTATTGATTGTAATTAAAGCATTCTCTAATTCTTTTGCTTCTTCGTATTTACCATCATTGCATAATCGTTCGATTTTTGCTCTTATGATTGTTCCTACTGTCTGAAAGGCATCTTCTATTTCTGTACCTGCATTTGGAAATCCACCTTTAAAAGTTTCAATTTTTTGTGTAAAAACTCTATCCATTTTGTTTTCCTCTCTTTCTAGGAATATATTACCACTAACCATATTCAATTATCAATGTGCAATTATTCACTAAAATCGTTATTTACGTTGTTTCCTCTTTCCAATCTGCGCCAAACACAAAACCGATTATTAACATGCATAGATTGCAAACCATAATTATTATAATTTCACTCATTTGTATTTTTCTCCGACATTAACAATATTTAATTACATTTTGGATTTAATATTTCTTCAATGCTCAATCCTGTTTCGATGGTAACAATTTCTAATACTTCTTCAATTGCCGCATCCCATCCCTTCGAATATGGATCAACGGAATCGCCAAATAATTCTTTAACCTTCGCAACAATATTTCTTATCTTCTGTCGCAACAATGCGTTTTCTTCATGTGAAAAATCATTCATTTTAATTATCCCCTCTAAATATTAAATTTTGCATTTCTGCTTTCATCATAATTAACTCGCCGTAACAGAAACAACGCCTTATTTGCGGAACTTTCATACTTCTTGCAAGAACATGATTCCGATATACTTTGATTACTTTCCATTTGTTGTCAAAAAATATATCTTTATCTTTGTTTTTCGATTCTCTTTTTACCGTTAAAATATCGCCCGGCTTCACGCTCTTTATTTTCATTTATTGCCCTTCTTTCTTGTAGTAGTGTTTCGCGACTTCTATAACTAGCGCATGTTGCAACGCTTCTTCAACGCTCAAATTGTAGGTTTTGCAATAGCGATTGCCATATTTGCGGAAATCTGCATTGCTTTCATAAAACTCTTTCATCATGCGCCCTCCTGCTTCCGCAACGTGCGATCCAAATAATAGTAGAACTTCCGGCGGCTGTTATAATAACGATCTCTTTCGCAAGGAATATCTTTTTGCATCTTTAAAAATTTGAATGTGATATTTTCATGCGTTACGGCAAAAATGATATACTCCCACAATTCCGAATCCGCCGCCCTTGCCGCCTGCTCAATCATCGCGCATTTATGTGATAATTCCGCGCATTCAATCGCATTGTTCGCCGTTGGATTGCCCGGATCTCCGGAAGATGGCATTCCGGAATATTGCATGCCCTTTAATGGATTTCTTTTTTCTTTCAATTCCTGCTTCCATTCCTCATACTGTAAACAAAAATAATACAATTCGCGGAATCGATAATTGCTAATGTTGTATTTGTCTTTGTTTAGTGTTCTAACGTTTGCCATTTATCCGATTCCCTCCCTTTTTGCTGTTTTGCTTTCAATCTGTTTGACTATATTTTGATTTAATTGTTTAATAGTGTTATTCAAAGAAATCGGAAGAATATTTTCTTTCTTTGTTCGTTCCGATAACTGTTCATAGATCATGCGGAAGTTTGCGCGATCAATGTTGTTATTTTCGCTCATGCATAAATTGCGCCATCCTAAACGCCTAACGCATGTTTGCGTTAATTCATCCATTGTTTCGAGTGCTTCCGCTTCTCTGTAAAATCCATAAAAGCGGATTGCATTCAATACCTTTTCCCATCCTTCGCCCCAATCCGGAATTTCCCCGGCGGAAATGGTTGTTGCAATCTCTCGCAAATCTGCAATCGTTGGCGGAAATTTATTTGTAAGCATATACTTTTGAATTGCCGCATTTAAAACCGCATATTCCATATCTCCCAAAAGTGCAAACCATATATTGAAGGCATCGGCATCCGGAAGAAACGTTTCTTGCGTGTATACGGCTTTCATGCCTTTGCATAATACCTTGAATTGTTCTCTTTCCATTTTCTTCGCTCCTTACCAATTATCAATATTACTTACGCGATTTTGAATGTTTGCGGATCTTGATTGCTTCGGATTGATTCTTGCATTCAAATATCCTTCAAACTTTGTTCCAAAAAGCGTTTCCGGGCGCAAATACTTTTCGTATTCTGTTCCAATCCATTCCGTAGTTTTTTTATCAATAACGATTTTAAAATCATTAATTGTAAATCCTTCTTTAATTCTTGCATGAATGCAGGATTGCGTTTTCTTTGATGATGCTCTATAACTTGTTCCTGCTCTTTCATTTAAATATGAGATAATGTCGGAGAATGTATCGATCATCGATTCGCCGGGCGAATCGTCTGATTCTATTTCTATTTCTATTTCTGATTCTCTCTCTTTCTCTTTTTCTATCTCTATATCTATCTTTGGCGAAAAATGTCCGGACAAATGTCCGTCTTCTAGCAATGCTATCTTTTCCGATTCAATTCTTGCGCGATATTCTCTTTTTCTGTCTGCTTCTGTGCTTGATTTGCCTATGAGATTTTGAATATCTAACATATAAATCGCGCCATTGTCGAGAACTTCAATCAAATCGAGTTGTTGAAAAACTTCTAGTGCTTTTTCAACTGTTCCGACTTGATGCCCGGTAATTGTCGCAAGAACTGTTGGATTGTACGGAATCCGTTCATTGAACATCAATTTGCCGCTAAATTTAAGGCTTTTCAAATATAACTTTAGCAATATATTTGAAAACAAATATCCGTCTTGCATTGATTCGATGATTTTGATTGCATCTTCTTCAAAAAATCCGTCTTTCAATCTCATATAATAATATTTGTTATCATCCGCCATTGTTTGCACCGCCTTTCATCCTTTGTCTTGCAGGATAAAGCGCATAAAAAATACTTTTTGCGCGGCTTTCCTGTTGCTTAACATATCGATTCAACATGTTCTTTTCGTGTTCCGTTGGATTGTCGGGATATATCCAATATCCGGATCCGTCATTGTTGGAAATAATGATTGTGTTCCGGCGCGCTTCTTCAATCAAGCCGCGGACAACGCGATCATTCAATCCGGTTTTGTTGCAAAGAGTTTTTCGCGATATTGCATTTTCATAACCTTTCGGAATGTATTCGATTATGTTCATTTTCCGATTCCTCCGTTTCCGGCAAATTCATGTATTGCCCGGTTTCCCATTTATAACGATCTATTTCTTTCAAGCATTCTTCAAAATTCATTTGATTTTCGCAAGAATAATCGCTTTTTAAAAAATCAATCATTTTAAAATTTGATCCTTTCTAATTTGCGCCGTTTTTCTTCATCCGTTGTTTTGGCATAAATGCGCGTTGTTTCAATCGAGTTATGCCCCAATATATCCGCAAGTTCTGCAATGCTTCCGTTGTATTCTTCTAAAAACATTTTTGCGAATAAATGGCGGAAGCTGTGCGCGTGTACTTTGTTTTTGCTTACCCTCGCAACGCCTGCGATTCTCTGCATACGCCGCCAAATCGTTGATTTAGCCATCATTTTACCTTTTGTTTTGCAGTAGAATATAATTCCTTCTTTGATGCCTTTATCGCGGCAATATTGGCGAATCTCGCGCGCCAAGTCCTGCCGAATAATGATTGAACGTTCTTTTCCTTTGTTGCGAACATGAATATAATTTGTTTTCATGTTTTCAACTGTAAAGAATGATAGTTCTTCAATTCGAATCCCGGTCATTGCAAGGATTTTCATAATCAAATATGTATCTTCTTGCCCCATCCTTTTAGCAAAGCGCAATAAACGCTTGTAATCGGATAACGATAATATTTCGCTATTGGAAGCCGCATGTTGCTTTCGTAATTGCTTGACTTTGCAATCCTGCATTCCGCACCAATACAAGAACTTATTAATCGAAATAATATAATTGTTGATTGTATTAGTACGGAAGCGGAGATTTTCAAGAAGATGCTTTTTGAAGTCTATAACCACATTTTTGTCAACCTCTACATTGTCGGGGATCCAATCAATGAATAATTCAATATTATGTTTGTACTTCTTCAAAGTATTTTGCGATTTTTCTTCTTCTGATTGTTCCATGATGAAAAGCGGCAATTGCTCTTTTAATTCTTCTTTTTTCATGTGCTTACCCTATTGAAATGCTTTTCGGATTCGCGTATTGCATCCGATTTGTTTAAAAATACAGTTTTGCCAAAATCAAAATCGCAACATGTTCCGGCTGTTTCAAACCAAACTTGAATTGTGAAGCCGCTTTTTAAAATAATGCATTCGATTCTTAAAACCTTTTTTGGCGTTATGTTGCCGCTTCTGTTTAATTGGTAAACAATATCGCCGACTTTGCAAGGCAGGCGAAGCAACAATCCTTGTTCTTCTGCATCCGTCAAATCTGCCAATTGCTCAATCAATGCCGTATTATGTGCCATCATTTCATTTATTTGATTTGGTTTTAATTCTGTACTTTCATATATACATAATTTTTTATATATGTTTGCTAATTGGGCGTTGCTCATATTGGCAACTACTCTTTCCGGAATATATCCCGGATCCGTTAATCTATCCATTCCGCGCCCTCCTGCTTTAAACAATCGCGCTTGCAAATCGTGTATGTAAATCCGTTCGGAATGATAACCGCGTTGCCTTCTTCAATTTGGCGAATAACATCATTTCGAATTTTTTCAAGTTCGCGCGGATGCAAGAGCATATCCGTTTTTAAAATTAAAATTTCTTCGCGATTTATTTTTATAGGATTCATTATTCGCCCTCCTGCTTTGATTCATCCTGCGCAAGCGCATCGACAATATGTTGGAAAACGAGCCGATTGCAAATGTGTGTGAATCCTAATGCATCGACTTTATCCCCGGTAATTCGTTGATATAAAAGAAACATTGCATAAAACATCGCCGTAAAATCTTCCGTCAATTCACTTTCCACTAATTCCAATTTTGGCAAATCAATGCTTTCTCTTTCTTCGCTATCTCTGTATATGTCTTGTAATGCACTCAAAAAATATAAAATCTTATTTTCAAACTTCTTCATTTTCACTCCTATTCCGGATGCAACGAATGCATAATATTATATTGCATCAATAAAAATGCTTCCGTTGCCCTTGTTTACTGTGTTTGTGGGCGTTTTTATCGCCCAAATACTTTTTGCAAAAATCGATGCTTTTTTCTATGTGATTTTTTGATAAATATCGAAATCATATGGAAGATTTCTTTCTTGCCTATTTTTGATCAAATCTTGCATTTCTTTTTCTGCA